CATAGTAAGACCGCAAGCCTTCATTCGAAACTTTAATTCTTTACTTGACATAAAAATCCTTTCGTTGAGAAACGTTCTAATAAAAATATATTTATTACTAATAAATAGCAATTACTTTTTTAAACAATTTCTAACACAACAACACAATTAACAATAGGCCACAACTACATTATCAACGTTACCAAAAAAATATCTTTTTATCTATAAGTTTAAAATAGATTTTTAAACAATAAATTAATAACAACAATAACAACGTTGGTTTATATTACCAAAACGAAACTATATTCAGATAACAATATAACCTCACAACTTGATAGCAAAATTTACATATCATAAAAAAAGTGGCGTTTAAACAATAATATGAAGGAGTACACTTTTGCTTATATTTTGATAATTTTATTTTATAAAATAATATAATAATAAATAATAATAATAGTTATTAAATATAAATATACACTAACAACAAATAATAGGTAGAAATGGTAATTAATAGTTATTACTATCTAATAATATATTTTTTTTATTATTAAGTGGTTTATACAGAAAATAGGAAAAAGTGCTCCCCTTCAAATTTCAACAGAATCGCCACTTAACGTTAAATAGTCATTTTTGACACTTACCAAATTTATTAACATCTGGTAAGTGTGTTTGCAGAAAAATATTGTTTTTATTTAGAAAAAGATTATATTCTTAGTTATGAACTGCATAAAACCTTCAATCTCTTGTCAGTATCGTCTCGAATGTAATCCGAGCGAGTGCTCGGCTACCGTCTGTCAGAAGACTCTCGACAATATTGAAGATTCTCTTAATATCTTGGTTGCACTCATGCAGCCGGTAGATAATTCGCTGGATAATATTACGCCTAAGAAAAAAGGTAAGTAATGAGTAAACCGGCTAAGTTTAAGTCACCTCAAGAAATGGAACTCAAAATTAACGAGTACTTCAAAGAGTGTGATAAAAAAGGTACTCCTTACACTGTTCCAGGACTTGCTTATTTTTTAGGGTTCGCCTCAAGATTTAGTATAAATGACTATTCAGGAATGCCGCGTTATTCCCACACTATATTGCGCGCGAAACTAAAAATTGAACTTCAGCGCAATGAATTGCTTGTAAACGCAGAAACAAAAAATGTAAATGGAATGAAGTTTGATCTTCAGAATAATTTTGGTTGGAAGGAAACTCAAGAAATAGACCAGACCAACCACTTCCCGGACGGAATAGAAATTAACTTCACAAACAAGGCCACTGATGAATGAACAGAATACTACTCATTATAATTGTGGGGTTACTGTTGAAACTCAATATTGATTTTCCGGTATCGTTTGAGTGGTTATGGCAACCGGCACGGTATAAAGTGGCACATGGTGGCCGTTGGAGCTGGAAGAGCACATCGGTGGCCAGGTACATTGCAATACGAGGAGTACAGCGCCCTATTCGAGTTTTGTGTGCCCGAGAAACTCAAAAATCAATTAAAGAATCTGTTCATCATCTTATTGCCTCACAGATTAAAAAAATTGGCGCTGGTGATTTATATGAAATAGAGTCGGCAGCGATCAAAGGAAAAAACGGTACTCATATTTTTTTTGACGGACTACTCCGTAACGTTCACAATATAAAATCACTTGACGATGTTGATATCTGTTGGATTGAAGAGGCTCAAAACGTTTCTAAGGAATCGTGGGACGATCTAACCCCGACTATCCGCAAAAAAAGCTCTGAAATTATTATCACTTTCAACAGAAAATACCTGGACGATGAAACCGACAAGCGTTTCGTTCAAAACCCTCCTGAAAACAGCATTATTAAAGAAATAAATTACGATGATGTCTATAACCTTGAAGACATTCCGAAAATACTTGCAGATGAAATTGATGATTGCAAGAGGCGTGACCCTACGTTAATGACGTATGAACACTTCTACCTTAACAAGCCTATCGGTGTAGGTGCAAAAATATGGACCTCGTTTAATCGCGCTGTTCATGTGATAACTCAAGATCATTGGTTGTACAATACAATTACCATGGACAGAATACGCGATCAGGGTGATTGCTATATGGCAATGGACCCACATAGCAAATATTATCCTTTTTGTGGATGGCTTGCGAAAATACCGAAAAATAGCCGATGTGATGAGTTTTATTATGTGTTCTACAATGAATGGCCGACTGTAAATTCGATGGGTGATTATTATTCTGAATTGAGAAAAAAACTTTACTTTGACGGGTCACACAAAGACTTGGCGAAACAAATTTACCTTTATGATGGCACCGCAGAGTATGGTATAAGCATTGAAAAGCGGTTTCTCGATACTCGATTTGCAAAAGGAGCAGGTGGGGAAAACTGGAGCACCTCAACTGTTGGTATCGTTCACGAGTTTTCAAAACCAGAGAACGGCGGTTTGATGTTTGAGCTTCCCCCAGAAACAGCAATTGACCGACAGCGTAATGTGTTGATTGACATGATGAAATATAATGTTTTATTGCCGGTAAATGAATTCAACTCTCCTGATTTTTATGTTATGCCTCACTGCAAAAACATAATTCAATCCCTTGAGTGTCATAGATGTGTCGAAGGCACCGAAAAGGAAGACGAAAAATACAAAGATCCATCCGACATGATGAGAATTATGCTTGCTGGTATGGGTGAGCTTGAATACACTAAAAGTAAGGCAAAAAACTATCAACCTGTAAAGCTTGGCGGTTGGCGTGGATAACGAAAAAGAAAGCACAGAATCATCCGGTAACGAAATTATCGACCGTGCAAAAACTCGCCTTAGTCGCATGGTTACCAAACTGTCAAAGACCCACGAAATCGGCCGCGAGTGCATGGAGGCGGTTGCTGGTGACCAGTGGGACGACGCTGAACTTAAAACCAGAATCAAAACCGGCAGGCCGGTCATTACCATAAACAGACTATCTCCGTTTGTAAATCAAGTTGTAAATAAAAACAGCATGGAACGCGCCAGAATCAAGGCGGTTCCGTTTGAAGATGCTGATGTTGATAAAGGTAAGGTTGTCAACGGCTTACTTCGACATATCCAGGGTAGTGAGAAGTCAGACGCAGGAGAAGCGTTTTCGAATACTTTCTTTCATCTCGGGTCTTGCGGATTTGGGTTTTTTCGCATAGATACTGAGTTTTGTAATGAAAAATCAATGGATCAGGAGATCTTGATAAAAAAGATAGGTGATCCATTTAGCGTTTATCTTGATCCTGATGGTGATTTCGCTATTGTTATTGATTTTGTTGACAAGGAAATTTTTAAAGATGAGTATGACGGAGTTTCAGGAGGAGATTGGGACGCTTCAAGCGAGCTTAACAAGCCACATGTTGATGATGTGATGCGGGTTGAGTATTGGGAACGCACCTGGGAGAAAACGGAACTTTACCAGATTGAAATGATTCCCGAAATAATTTCTTCACCTGAAGAGAATAATATCGATGTTGCCATTCAAGAAACCATAACACCACAACAACAAAACACACAGTTTCGCACTGTCACACAGTCTGAACTCGACGAAATACCTGAAGGTACTTATGAGATAATTAAACAGCGCACAACAAAACTTCCTACTGTAAAGCGTTATCTATTCAGTGGCGACGATCAACTTTCTGTTGATGACTGGCCGGGAAAATACGTTCCTATTATCGGAGCATACGCCAGAGAACACACCCTTAAAACTGGTGAAAAGTTTCTTAAAGCCATTATCAAGGACGCACTTGACCCTCAACGTATATATAATTTTTACAAAAGTCAAGACGCCGAACTCATGCAGCAGGCGCCCAAATCGACATGGATGGGGGCAAAGGGATCTTTTAAAGGTTTCGAGCGTGATTATGATGAAGCAAACCTTGTGGCAACCGCTCGCCTTGAATACAATCCTGTGGTTAATAATGGAGTAATGGCCCCTCCTCCGCAGCGTGTGGCCCCTCCGATGCCTTCACAGGGATATTACGCTAATATTACCCAGGCAAGCGACGAAATAAAGGCGTGTGTCGGTATTTTCGACGCGAGCCTCGGGCAGCAGGGAAACGAAGTTGCAGCAAGGGCCATTCTTGCACGTCAACAGCAAGGTGATATATCAACATTTCATTATACAATGGCGTTCAACTCTGCTATGTATCGTGGTGGTGTGGTAATTATTGACCTTATTCCTCACATTTACGATACCGCCCGTACCGTCCGAATCCTCGGTGATGATATGGCTGATGAGGTAATCAAAATCAATCAAAGCTTCATCGACAAGCACGGAGAGACAAAGCTTTTTGATTTAACGGTCGGCGAATATGATATTAAAATTGACATTGGCGCAAGCAGCACAACGCGCCGCATGGATGCGGCAGAAAACCTTCTTGAGTTTGCAAGGGTGATACCAAAGGCAGGGGAGCTTGGAGCTGATATGATTGTAGGAAATCTCGATTTTGAAAAATCTGACGAACTGGCTATGAGGTTGCGGGCTGCTCTTGACCCTCAGCTACTGATGAAAGTTGAAATGATGCAAAAAGGAGCATCACCTGAGCAGATTCAACTTCAAATGGTACAGCAACAGCTTCAACAGGCCGGAAAGATGCTTCAGGGAATGGCCGAAGAGAATAAAAAGCTCAAGCAGGCTGTGGGAAAGTTCAGTATTGAAGAAACTCAGATTGAGGCACAAGCCGACATTACAAAAGAAAAAATTAAATCCGGAGCGGAGATCCAAAAAGAGGTGATCCGTCAACGTTTTAACCCTTCGATGCCACCGGGAGCGGGACCGGGCGGCAGCCGACAATTTTAACCCGTGAAAAATACGACTCTTAGGAGGACGAAATGAGTACAGAATTACTTGACGAAGCAATCAACGGTTTTATCTCGACGAACGACGGCGGCAGTGATGATGCTGACGCGTCAATTGATGAAACCATCGAGGGAAAAACAGGCGAGAGCGAAGACAAGGAGAAAAAACCTGCCGAGAGTGGTGAGCAGGATGGCGAAACAGACGGTAACGACGACGATCTTGACGATTCAGATGTAACCGATGAGGTTATTGACGAAGACGACAAAACCCAAAAACAAGATCAGCAGCCGAAGCCGAAAAAAAACAGGTTTCAGGAGCGCATTGATTATAAGACACAAGAAAATCGAGAGCTTCGTCAAAAACTTGAAGAACTCGAAGCGCAAATTGAAAGCAAACCCCCAGAGCTTCCTCCTGCTCCTGACCCGAATAAGTACACATTTGACAAAAGAATCAAAGGTGACTTCGAGCGGGCACAGGCCAAGTATTACCAGGACGTCGGAAAATGGGAGGCTCAGTGCGAGACTGTTAAATCTGAACATGAAGGCCGGGGAACTCAGAGAGTTCAGAAGGAACAACAGCGGTATTTTTCGAAAATGGCTTCTGAGAAGTCATTTTACGGTGATTATGATACCGCCGTCCGTACCCTCGGGTCGTTCAAAATGACCCCTGAGCTACACGAGGCTCTTTCCCATGACGACAATAATACTGACCTGTTCTGTTTTCTCGGAAATCCGAAGCATCATTCAATTGCTGAAGAGGTTTTCAGCATGAAAGGGTATTCTCAAGCAAGGAAACTTGCAGAGATATCATTCAAGCTGCAGGCGGCAAAGGCTCGGCAGAAGGCAAAACCGAGTGGATCCAAACCTCCAGTAAGCAAGCCGAAAGGTGGAAAAGGCGGGAGCGGAGGTCTTGATTTTGAAAAAATGAACGACGCTGATTACCTCAAGTTAATGGGAAAAGCAAAAGCAAAAATCGGTAAATTTTAACAAGGAAGGTATTAAATGTCTAATACTATACCTATTTCAACCCTCGTAGTGAGGGAAGTAATGATGGGGCTGTTCTCGAATTGTCAGGTGATAAAAGCCTGCGATACGAGTTATAGCAAGTATTTCAAGCCGATGGGAGAGGTAAAAAAAGGCGGGACTGAAATTTATGTTCCGAAACCGTCTCTCGGTACCGTTCGGTCAACGTGGAATATCAACGTTGCCGACGACGGGCAGACCACCGCTCCGGTTGCAATCGATACCATTCGCGGCATCGATTTCGAGTTTACAGAAGCGGAAAGGGCGCTCAGTCTCGATGAGGCTGCAGAGTTCAGTAAACAGTTTATTGAACCTAAAGTTTCGCAGCTTTCGGCAACGATCGACGCATTCTGCGCGTCGTACATGAAAAACCAGATCTACCAGGTTTCGCCGGTCACTACGCTCGGGACCGCTCCGAACAGCATGTCGTTTTATTCTGCCGGGCGTCGCATGATCAGAGAATCTCTGGCTCCTGAAGGCGATCCGATCAGTTGTATTCTCAGTCCTCGCAGTGAGGACTCGATGGTCAACGCAATGGCCGGGCAGTATAACCCCCGCGGAATCATTTCTGAAATGAACGAAAAAGGTCAGATGTCAAAAGCTGCAGGAATGGACTGGTATTGCAGCCAGAATCTTCCGGCACACACGCACGGCACCTGCACAACCGGAACTTCACCGACTGTTTCCGGATACACCGCACCGTCCGGCACTACGGCGAGCACGTTGACAATCAGCGGTGTTACCAGTGGCGGCACCCTTAAGGCCGGTGATTCGTTTTATCTGAGCGCCTGCTATCCGGTTAATTTTGAAACCAAAGCAAATTACAGCAGCGGTCAGCGGTTTACCGTTGTTTCCGACACCACGGCTTCGGGTACCAATGTAACCGTATCGGTAAAACCTGATATCGTTATCAGCGGCCCGAACCAGACGGTAAGCGGAACCCCGGTAGCTTCAACGGTAACATTTCACCAGACCACCAGCGGACAGGTTGTGCAGAATGACCTGATACTGCACAAAAAGGCTTTTGCTCTCTGTTTCGCAGAGCTTTACCAGCCGAAGGGAATGGAGGTTGCGAAGACGTACACGAAAAACGGGGTGTCAATTGCCTATGTCAGGGGGTTTGACATCAATACCCGGAGCTTGATCAACCGGCTTGACGCTTACTTCGGCATTCGTCCGATGCAGCTCGGTTGGGCATCACGAGTCATCAGCTGACCTGTTGTAAATGAGGGGTTTCGGCCCCTCTTAGTTACTCAAAAATCAACGAAAGGTCATTATGGCAGATTATCAATACCCTCTGCGTGAAAAGGATGACGGGGCCATTATTGGCTCAGCATCGACTTCAAAGTTGGCGTTTTATGGGACCACTCCTTGTGACCAACCGGCCGCGCCAGCAGCAGCTGTAACGGCGGGAGCTACGACTACTGTTTGTAATACCGCAGTTGCGGAAATACAGGCGGCACTGCAGGAACTTGGGTTAATGGACACTTAATCAAATTGTCTCTTCCGGGATGGGGCTTCGGCCCCTACCGGTTGAGTATATCCCGGAAGGATAAAAATCATGGACCTGCTACTTGGATGTGGTAACAATCTCACAAGAATGATAAGTCCTATTCGTAAAGAGTGGAATGGCCTTATCACTGTCGATATTGACCTTAACGTAAAATCTGATCTTCAGTGGAACCTTAATAACATTCCTCTTCCGTTTGCCGATAACAGTGTTGACGAAATACATATGTATAATGTCCTTGAGCATATCGGTATTCAAGGAGATTTCCGTTTTTTCTTTGCTCAGTTTGAAGACTTCTGGCGAATGCTGAAACCTGATGGTTTTTTCTGCGCTATTGTTCCTCACTTTGATACTATCTGGACTTTCGGCGACCCTGGACATACCAGAGTTATAAACTTCGGAACTCTTCATTTTCTATCTCAGAAATCATACGAAGAGGTAGGAAAAACATCAATGACGGATTACCGGTGGTGCTACAAAGGCGACTTTGAATTGATTCACGGTAAAGTTGACAACGGAAACTTTTACTTCATTCTTAGGGCGCTAAAATGAAAAAAAACAATCGCAGTATTTTGATAGGAATACCGGCTTACGACAGTAAAGTGTGCGTCAACACAATGGTGTCACTGTTTAACAACATCAATTCTTTACAGCTCAAAGGGTATGATGTTTCGTTTACGGCTCAGATCAAGGGCGCGTACCTCGATCTCAACCGAAATAAGATCGTAAAGCAATTTATGGACGGGTCGTTTACCGATCTGCTTTTCATTGATGCCGACATTGCCTTTGAATATGATGCAATGATAAAGATTCTTGAGCAGCCTGTTGACGTTATCGGCGGTGCGTACCCTTACCGGGAAATAGATGACCACGGATTTCCTATAGATATAAAGCTTGACAAGAACAACTATCCGGTAACCGACTTCAAGCTCAAGCTTATTGAGAGTCAACATATCCCTACCGGGTTTATGCGGATTACCCGAAAAACCATTGAAACGCTCGCGGATAAATACCCGCACCTGGTTGATGATAAAGGCGTGTATCAGTTCTTCGCAACCGGGCAAACGGCAATGTATGAGGACACAATTCTCCGACTAGTTAACGAGGTGAGAAAGTACCGGGGAATGGCTCACGATGCTTCGGTAACTGTTGACATCAATCACCCATTCACAGGGCTTGACAACAGGTATTACGGTGAAGATGTTTGGTTTTGCAAGCTGTGTAACGCCTGCGGTATAAAAGTGTATTGTGATCCCACAATTGAATTTATTCACTTCGGTACTCTGCCGAAGCGTGGGCGTTTTTCCGATTATCTCAAAGAGAACGGAACTAAAAAATGACTTACCTCGAACTGATTACCGCTGCATATCGTAAGCTCGGGATTGCCGGTGAAGGTGAAACGTTGTCGGCTCAGATGAAGACCGACGGAAAAACCGCTCTTAATATGCTGCTTGATGAATGGGAAAACGACACTGACCTTGCGCTCACCGAACAGCAGACATTTGACTCGGTTGCCGGAACTGCTTCATATTCGGTCGGGGACGGAGAAACATGGGATGGAAACAAGCCACTATCAATTGAAGCGGCATTTACAACCATTGAGGGAGTTGATTACCCGCTTACAATTATCCCCGAAAGAGAGTACATGGATATCGATGTTAAAGACACATCGAGTATTCCTGAGTACTTGACATATACACCTTCACACCTTACTGGAACGGTAAAACTGTACCCGGTCCCGTCAGAGGCTGGAACGGTAACCATTCTTAACAGCAGAATGTTTACTCCTTGCACAAACCTTACTGTCGATGTTGAATTGCCAAAGGGCTACATATCGGCACTTATCTACAATCTTGCGATTTCAATGTCTCCTGAGTTTCCAGACGTGCAGATAAATCAAATTGTAATAGCCAAGGCCATGGAAACTCTTGACTTGATACGATCAAGCAATAAAAAGCGTCCTATGCCAATTAAATTCATTTTTTCCGGTCGAAATGGTAGTATATTTAATATTAATACAGGGTACTGAACAGGACTCGAAATATGATTTTCGATATCGTACACGGAACAAACAACGGCCGGGCTAAAATTATCTCTCCTGTTGAGCTTGTAAACTTTTACCCTGAAATTGAAGTCGGCGAAAAATCAAAATATATCAAGGCTCTCATCGGAACACCTGGCTATGATCTCGCTGTTGAAATGTATTCAAGCGGACACTGCCGGGCGCTTTATGCAACCAGTACAGAAAGACTCTTTGCGGTAATATCCAACCAGCTTGTTGAAATAGGCTTAAATTATACCATTACTACAATAGGAACGCTTAATTCGTCTTATACTGTTTGTCAAATGTGCGACAACGGTACGCAGATACTTATTGTTGACGGTTCAAGTGGCTATATTTATAACATGAATACAGGCGTGTTTGCTGTTATAGCGGACACAGATTTTCCTTCAGGAACGACCCATTGTATATTTACAGATGGTTATTTTGTTGTAAATGCATCGGCAAGCGGGCAATTCTACTTCTCAGCTTCTTACGACGGCACAAGCTGGAGCGGGCTTGATTTTGCCACTGCTGAATATTCGGCAGATACTTTGCAGGCTATTTCTAAAACGAGCAATGGAACCATCTGGATGATCGGCAAAAGATCCCTTGAACTCTGGAACAATGTGGGTACCGCAAACCTTCCTTGGCGAAGGATTGCCGGGACAGTGAAAGAAATAGGTTGCACTGCTCCGTATTCAGTTGCGACAAACGGTAGTAGTGTGTTCTGGATCGGCAACGGACAAAACGGATACGGTTCGGTGTTTATGGGTGTTGGTTATGATGTACAGAGAATCAGTTCGCACGCAATAGAGTTTCAGATAAAGCAGATTGCCAACATAAACAATGCGACCGCTTATACCTATTCTGATGAGGGTCATAGTTTTTATATCGTAAGTTTCGGTAGTGAAAAGACGTTTGCTTATGACATTAATACCGGTGAGTGGCATATCAGAGCTTCTTATAATTCAAGCTCTGGTATGAATCAGAGGCATTTTTCTCAAGGGTATGCGTTTTTTAATGGTAAACACCTTGTCGGTTCATATCTGAACGGAAACCTGTATGAAATGTCTCTTGACTTTTACACTGATGACGGAAGTTCAATTGTTCGTGAAATAGTTACCGGCCACATTGCATATAATAATAACCTGCTTCGACATCCATATTTTGAAATTGACTTAGAAAAAGGGGTCGGGCTTGAAGGTGAAGATGCTCCGGTAATTTTATTGTCTCACTCCGATGATGGTGGCCACACCTGGTCAAAACTGGTACGGTCAATGACCCCTGGCGCAATAGGAGAATACACACAACGGGCAATATTGCGCCGTCTCGGAAGCTCTCGTGACCGGGTATATAAAATTACCGTGAGCGACCCGGTAAAATGGGTGTTCACTAATGCTTTTTTAGAGGCTGTATAATGTCTTTATCACCTGCAAACTTCATGGCGAAATCCATCTTTGAGCTTCAAGGATGGTTTATTGACATTATGAACCACTTATCGGCAAAAAACTACGATAATGGAGACTGGATACCGGTAATTACCGGTATGACCGGGACCCCTACCGTTACGGCATGGTTTCAAAGATTCGGCATTGAGTGTAATTTCACGATTATACTTGAGGGAACACAGCACCTTGAAGATGCAACGATCAGTTTACCGCTTGATCCGGTCGGGTATGGTGTCGCAGTAATTCATAGCTTAACTGACAATAGTACGCTTGGTACTGCAAAAGTAGATTTAAGCACCGGTGTGTTAAATGTAAAAGAATATTTTGTTGATGACGAAACGGCTATTATTAAAGGGTTTTACAAGGTAGCTGGAATTTAAGGAGAAGGTTATGGCTAATTTTTTAACAAGTATAGGGAAATTTTTGTTTCCTCCATCTGCCGGCATGTATAATGATGATGATATTGACAAGGCGTATGAAGAGCAAAAGAGTGCAGGGCAAAGCGCATCTGCCGGAATGCAGGAACAATTCGATTATCAAAAAGAAATAAATCAGCCTCTAATCAAAGTCGGTGACCAACAACTTCAACACCTCCAAACTGGTGTTAATGACGGACGTTTCTTGCCCGACAACAGTATTTTCCAAGGCTATCAGTTAAGCACTCCTGAGAGCTACCAAGGGCAGCAGGCTCCAGTGCCGTATCAATACCAGGGACAACAGGCGCCCGGACAGGTCGGGTATTCTCAGAACCAATTTTCACCGTATCAACAAACACAGCAGCAGCCGGATATTTACATAACACCAGACATTGCCGGTGGGAATTACTATGATCCTAACCAGCAGCAATTCAACGTTCAAAACGATCCAGTTTATCAGAATCGTATCGAGGCTGCAAACCGTGCCACAGAAGCATCTGCCGCTGCTCAGGGTATGCAGTTGTCAGGGTCCAACCTCAAAGCTCTCCAGCAGAACGCCAGCACCATAGCCGGGGAAGAAGGCGCTACTGCTTACGGACGATACGCAGATCAACAGAACCGCCTCCAGAGCGCAATGAATTACCAGAACAGCGACACCTATAACCGATCTTTGGATATGTCAGGAATTCGCACCGGTGAAGCTGATCGGTCCTTGAACCAGTTTAATACAAATCGAAATTTTGGGCAGGCGGCGTCAACAGAGAATCTCGGAAACGCTCTTGCAGTGCAAGGGCAGAATTACGGGCAGTATTCAAACAATCGAAGTATGGGGCTTGGTGAATATCAGACAAACGTCGGCCAGTTCAATGAAAATCGAAACTTTGACATTGGAGCTTTGCAGTACAACAATCAGCTCAATCAGAACCAAGACGCTTTAAGATATGGGCTGTTGACAGATCAGTATTCAAGAGATCAGGCAAGCGGTTTGCAGAATTACGGAATGATCGGCGATCTTGCAAACATGGGAGTTGTCGGCAGGCAAAACCTTGGAACCGCAGCTGGTGATTATTGGGGGTCTCAGGCAGATATAAGCATCGGTACGGCAAACGCCTTTGCTGCGGCTCAGGCGGCAAAATCTGGAAACGACGGATTTCTTAATTCTCTTCTCGGGAAATAGGTGGTAATATGCCAATCAGAACACCATTCAGTACAGACGTGTATAACGGATTCCGTAAAAACGAAACAAGCCTCGGGGAAGTACTTGGAGCCGTCCAAGGCATTCAGGGCATGGTTCAGAATTCCAGGGCGCAAAAACGAGAAGAGCAGCTTACCGAAGACGACGCTTTTATCAACGACACGTACTCCCGAAACTTTGCCGGATGGGACGGCCGCGACCCTGCTGAATTCCAGAGAAGGAAACAGGCTATTGAGCTTGAAGTTCAGAAGACAAAGCCGAAACTGTTCGGGAAAACTCTCGGATTGTCAAAAACAATTGAAGATGCCATGTATGGACGAATTGAACAGGGTATCGACCTCGATTCAAATATACTTGACAATGAGAAAAAACAGATTGACTCGTATTCTTCACAGTTAACGTTCAACCGTGATTTTCTCAAGGATCTTGAGTACCAGCAAGGCATTGTCGGCAATCAGTTTGCTCTCGTCGCGGAAGGGAAACAGAGTTATGCCGATGCTGTCCACAAGATCAAAGCCCTCGGTGTAGAGGCGAACGTTCCGACCGAAGAACAGTTCAACCAGAATCCGGGGAAATTCTACGATTATCTGGTTAAGCAAAAAATGCAGAACGATGAAAAGATAAACTCATTGACAATGAAGGAAAAGGAACTCGGTATTGCGAAATCTGAAAAAGAACTCGGTTGGTTTGACCGGTTGAAGAGTGCGGAAATTAACCAGAAGAACAGGAGTGGTGCAGGTGGTGGTGCCGGTGGAACGGACACGGCAGGAGTTGACGAAGGCACACAGATTGCGGCGTGGTCGATGGCCGTTAAGCTCGGTGGTGGCCAACGTTCCGCAGCCAAAATATACCCGTCAATAATATCGAGATTAAAACAGGGGTACACGCTCGATCAGATCGCGGATGAAACAAGGTTTTCGCAGCAATCTTCTGAATTTTCCGGGCCTGCCCGTGAAGGTATGCAGCAGATTTACGCCGGAAAATCAGGAAAGGCAGTCGATTCAGCATTTGAATATTTTGACGATATACTTGCCAAAGGAGACAAAAAGGCAGCGTCCGACTACCTGAGAGCATCGGCGAGAAAATCAGCTCCTGCAGAAATGCAGCAGCAGGTAATGGGTACTGAACGGGCACTTGACTTTATAAACGAGATTGAGGAAGATTTAACTAATTTCGAGGCCAACGGAGGTAGTACAAATATATTTTCAGGTAAAGCCGAAAATGTAAGAAAGAAACTTGGATATGTAAAAGATCCTGAAATGCGAAAAATCGCAGAAAAAATACACACGGCGATAATGAAATATCGTCGGTCAATGTCGGGCGCGGCGTTTAGCGTTCCGGAATCAGCAGAATACAAGGCAATTTTTCCTTCGACCGACAAAACCGGAGCCTTGAACACTTCGTTGATAGATGCAATTAAAGAAACTTTTTCCGGTGATGTGAAACAGTTTTATGAAAACACGATGGGAACCAATGCTTATAATGCGTTTATCGGTGGCGGTTCGGACGGCGGAGGCGGGGACGAATTCGACAACCTATGGAAAACTCACGGCGGTAAAGAATGAAACGTGAAGATTTTATCAAGCAAGCAATTGCAGCCGGGAAGCCAAAAGAAGAAATTCGTAAAGTTTACGATTCCATCGAGGCTTCGGGCGGGTTTGACGACCAGGTATTCGAGCAGGAGCAACAACCAGAACAGGTTTCACGTGAAACCCTTCAACAGCAAGAATCGGGATTCTTCAAGAAAAACATCGAACAGCCCTTTTCAAATTTTGCCGACCGCCTTCAAAAACGATCCGACGCAGTGTACGCTCCTACCGCTCTCGGGGACGCTGTAGGGGCAAAACCTGGATCTGTGGCCGACGCTATTGCCGGGACTCCTGAACGCGCATCTCGCCTTGTTCTCGGTGGCGTGGGGAGCGTTGCCGACGCTGCCGGGGTACCGATAGGTATCGGAATGAACCTTGCAAACGCTGCAACCGGTGGTCGTGCTGGTAAGGCGTTGTCAAGTGCAGCAAAAAATACCGGGGTTGGTGATTTTATCGGAAACATTGCCTGGAAATATAAAGGATGGAAAGAAAAACAATCTCCAGCGGCACAGGCCAATATTACCGCCACCGAAGCAGGAATTGAAGCTCTCGGTGTTCGCGGCGCAATCGGTGCTCCTGGTACGGCGGTGAAAGCGACAAAAGGCACTGGAAAAGCTCTCGAAGGTGCAGGAAAAAGCATTATAGCCCGTGATGCAAAAATCAGGGACTCAATTGCAAAGCTCGCCGGGAAAAACCCTCTCAAGGGTGTCCAAAAAATAACCGATGACATTTCAAAGTATGATGTTGAATCTGTGCGCGGCGGGTTTAAGGGTATCGCCGAAAAAGCACAAAAGAGAATCAACTCGGAAATGAACAGAGCCGAAGACGCCATTTCAAGTTTTTCTAAGAAAAATCCTACCGCAACCGTAGATGTTGACAAAACAATATTAGAGCTTGCCGACGATATTACAAAAGGTAAAGAGAAGTCTATTTTTTTGAATGAAGACAAGGCTGCTGAAATTGCGTTAAGTATCGGCGATGCTCTTAACAGAAGAAAGCTTGACGGTATTCAACCGGTTTCAAAGCTTCCTGAAATCAAAAGAACGATTGATGAAGGAATGAACCTATTTAAAAAAGGTTCAAAAAGCATTGAAATTGATCCTCTTCCTTCAAAAATAGGTGAATTGTCGTATTTAAGACTTAACAAAGAGCTTGGGGATAGAATACCTGAAGTTATTACCGCAAATAAAGCAGTACACGATCTAATTACCGTAAAAGAGGCAATGGAACAAGCTCAAAAACTTGCAGGTAACAGAAACGTACTTGGCATTACCGATCTGGCGTTGATTTTTGGAGGCCCGAGTCTGGCGCATAACGTAGGATTACCGGCAATGGCGGCAGGTGCTCCGGGTGCAATGTTGGCTGGGAAAAAAATAGTCGGCGATGCTCGTGGGGCTTCGGCATTGATTAAGACGGGTAAGATACTGCAGGGCAAAAAAAAATACTCTACTATCAGCGAGCTTGCCACCAGCAAAAAGCCATCCATCCTGAAAAATAAAACCGGTGCAATAGGCGGCGTATCAGATGACCTTGTCGGAACCCCGGCGATCCGTGATCCGCAAACAGGGAAAATATATACCGGTGGATGGCGCTGACATAAAGACGCAATTGTCAAAGGCGAAAGTTCGGCAATTCAAGAAAGGCTTAAATACCAGCATTTTCTTGACAACACAAACAAGCCCACAAACAACGTAGGGTTTATTGACAAAAAAGGTAATTTTGTTACAAGAGCAGAAGCAGAAAAACTTGCAAGCGTTCCGAGATCACCCGTTGCCATGTTCCACAATGTAGGGATAATGGCCGGAACCGCAGCCGGAGCCGGTGGAGCGTTGACAATAGGCGCGGCTGCAAAAAACAAAAATAAGAAGAGGTAACCATGGCACTACCAGCAATTTTAGCGATAATCTCAGCTATCGGATCAGCAAACAGCCAAGGCGGTGGACAGCAGCCGATAACGCAACCGCAGGGGTATGGTGATGGTACCGGAGGACAGCAACCGCAGCAGCAAGGTAGTCTCGGGACGCTTCAAGGACTGCAACCGGCAGGCGGACAGCAGCAGCCTCGCGGTAACGCCATGAACACTGTTCAAACAATCGGAAACATTGCCGGTACCGTGAATTCTTTACAACAGAACAATCAACAATCCGGACCGTACCAGATGCCGTATTTGAGAAGGAGACAATAATGCCGACTGTATTTTCTTCACCGTGGTTTTATCAGCAGTTTTGTGACGGAAACGGAGATCCGCTTGCCGGTGGTTACATCAGAACCAGGTACGCCGGAACCAGTAACGACAAGGCTACCTACAGCGATGCTGCCGGTACCACTCCTTACGACAACCCCATTGACCTTGACGCCTCGGGCATGCCTGACGCCGGGCCGATATTCCTACAGGCCGGGCCGTATGATTTTTACGTTTATGATGCCGATGACAACCTTATAGCAACAGTTGAGGGTATCAACTCCCTCAATAACACCACAAACGTTGACACTGTAGACGATTTGCGCGCTCTTGCTGCCGGAGAATTTCCTATTGTACAAACGCTTGGTTACCATACCGTAAATGATGGCGGTGGATGGTGGTACCATTGGGACGCGACTTCAACAGCAACCGACGACGGAGGAGGCACCATACAGCCAGACAGTCTCCCTGCTACCGGTAGATGGTTGGCAATGTTACCTTTCAACAGAGAAATGAACGTTCGGGTATTCGGCGCTGTTTGCGACGGGGTAACCGGCGACGTTTCAGAGTTGCAGGCTTGTGATGATTGGTGCGACACGAACGGTTGTATAATTATTATTGACAGTTCGATATATATCGAAACCAACCCGACGCTTACGTGTAAAATAAAATTACTTCCTTCTGCTCAGTTCAGATATGGTGATTTTAGCCCTGTGATCGATGTCGTTATTGACAAAAACGACAAAACAGAACATTTCAACTGCGGAGTAGGTTCTGTTCCAGTTCTCAATGTAAACGAGCTTTACCCCGCATGGTTTGGGGAGGACATAACAAGCCATCCTATTACTACTGCAGTTTTTTCTGCTTTGACTAACACAAAAACAAAATATCTTTACGAAACAGAAGTTTACGACTCTCTAACCGTTAATGGACAAATTGTCGGTGAAGCCGGTGCAGATATTGCCGGGGCTGTAAATTTTCAAAGCGGATCGTTTACAGTGCAAGAGGAAATATACGGAACGGCTGGGGCAGATATTCGCGCAGATGTAAATATGCAAAGCGGTACTTCTGACGGCATTGTGATAGGTGCCGACGTTGGAGCGGCCACCAGAACAGACGACACCGAGAAAGTTGCCTCTGTTTCAGCCCCGGCATACGATACCGATGAAGAAAATACCACTGTGTTGCGATATGATAACGCTGTCGGAAATGCTGTTATTGCCATTGGTGGAAGCGACAGCACAAAAAATGCAGCAACAAAAATAGGCTTTTATACCGCAGCTGACGCCGTAACGCTACAAGGTACTGAACGCGGATATTTCGGCTCTGACGGGTCGTTTGTGGTTGGTGCTCCCACTGGAGGCGGGAAGGGAGCCGGGACGATAAACGCCGTTGCTATTTACGATGACAACATACTGTTGACTGGATATGTCCTTGACAAAGCTTTCAATCCGGATTATACCCTTGCTGACTGGAAAAAGAAAAATCCTGTACACTCAGAAGAGTTTGAGAAACGGGCAGATTGGATACTTGACATTGACAAGCATAACGAGTTTATCGCATCAAGGAAAATGTTGCCGACCTTCGAGGATGTTGAGAGCACCGGCAATATTCCTTCGACCGGAGCAATGATACAAAAACTATGGGAGGTTGTCGAAATACAGGCAGTCCACATCAAACAGCTTAGCGATCGCTTGAAAATGTTAGAGGAGTCTTGTAAATGAAAATCTTTGCGCTAATATTATCCATTTCGTTTGCAGTATTTCCTGTTGACAGGCACTTCGGGAAAGTTTTACTGCTTAACAAAGATACAATAAACAGCCCTGTTTATGTCGTCGGCTTTAACGCTGACGGCGATACCATGGGGCTTGTCAAGGTTGATTCTCTCGGGGTTACGATAGGAAGTATTGATTCTGCAAGGGCGGCAGGAGCAGCGGACACGGCACTACATACCCCGGACAGTGTTCGAGCTTCACACGTAGCAGATACAGCCCTAAATACTCCTGATTCAGTAAGGGTGTCGGCATTATCCTGGAACTCTTACCGCCTCGGCGGGCATGACACAACTTATTGGGATACGGTAGGTGATGGTGCTCAAAACGGTTTGTTTCTCAGGCTTGATCAGACTACTCCGCAAACAGTTGTCAACGGAGCTCCACTTTTCAATCTGGGCCTGCGCGGACCGAGATGGTATCCGGCCTCAGATGGAGCAGCAGCCATACAAATTACAAAAGCCGATGGGACTACGGGCATATTATATATCAATACGACAACCAACTATGCAAATTTCGTTGGAAATTTAGGCGTCGGTGCATCATCTTATAATAGTTTAATCAAACTAAATGTTTTATTTGAGCCGACAGTGGTTAGTGAAGCACAGGATATTGCGGGCTATTTTGGGTGCTCGCCAATAAATGATAATGTAGCATTGTTTCAGGCGATAGGCTTACAGATGGCGCTCAAATATTACGGGGCTCAAGGGTCAACAAGTGCCAAGGGCTGCAAGGCTCTTGACTGTAGCGCCTTTAATTATAATACAGGCACAACAACATGGTTTGCCGGAGCGAAATATGATATTCGTAATTTGGGTGCAGGTACCATAACTAACTTGGCGGGTGACTGGATTTCTGCCATGACAAATAGTGGTGGAGGGGCTGTAACAAACACTTATGGATTGCGTGTCGATGCTCAAAGTGTTGGCACTAATAATTATGGTGTCTATCTGAATAATGCGTATGCAGCAACAAATTATAATATATACTGCAATGGGACCGCTGATAATGTTGTCAAGGGTAATTTAAATATACTCGCAGACAACAAAAGCGTAACTGTCGGAGCTGCCGGCGATGCCGGGTATTCCTACGATGGATCAAATGCAATTTATAACAGCCGTCTTATTGGAACCGGGAACCATAATTTTACCGGTGGAACGGTAAATATTGAAAACATACCGACGAGCGGTATGGATACCGTTGTTATTGACAGTGCGGGGACTTTGAAAAAACGGTTGTCAACTACTATGCGTGTAGACAGTGCCGGAGGTGCAGCAAGGCTTGGAGGTTTGACAAAATCATACTACGATACTGTAGGGAACGGATGGGTAAGAGATTCCCTCGATAAACACGCTGATACTCTCGGAAAATATAAAGACCATGCCAACCTGAACAATCTTAACAGCGCGAATTACACCCACCTGACAGCTACAAGCCATACCGATCTAACCGACGCTGGATACACTGCTTTACATAAGCACTCGCGAGTTGATACGGCGACACTTTCTGATAGTACACGTAAAATACCATTTAACTACGATTACGGATCATACAATAATCATGCCTATGTTTTGTGGGGTGCATTGGGAGGATCAAGCGGGTTAGTTTTAAATAAATGGTTTTTAGCTGCTACCGTTGTTTTAAATGGTAACTATGCCAACTGCTTGATTGACTTACGTTCGTATGGAAGAAGGGCTGATCCTGGTTACAGGCAACAGAATTTAATGGCATCTGTTAAACATGGAGCAACAGCACTGTGGAGTGAACGCTATTTAAAAATTGACAATGTAAATACGACAGCGACCGGAAAAACGTTTTCCAATGCTGTGTTACTCCAAAAATCAGCAAGCAATCCCGATACTATACAATTGTGGATACAATGCGGATTGAGCTATGTTGATCAGGTGCCGGTTGAAATCCATTACCACACCTTTGGAACGGGCACAACGGCGACTATCCTTAATGGACTTGGAGACACCTTGACAACCTACCCGGCTGGTTCCGACACCGGATTCGTTAATGACTCTTCATACGCCTTGTACGTTGCCGGGACCAAATTACCGAAAAGTGATTTTGATGATTCAGTAGCAAGTTACATAAGCGGTACCCCAGGAAGGCTATCATTCTTCAAGAGCGCAAACAAAATAAACTCCGCACGAATACTATACGACAGCACTACCGGGGACGTGACAATTCCAAGGTATCTATACTCTGCAGACAACGACACGCCTTTTACAATTGGTAAAAAAGGATCAGGCGGCTTAATACTACAGGGGTTTGTTGATGGCAGTGGCAATGCAACTACTGATTCTGGACCTCAAATAGCCTATATCGGTAATAATTACGGGGGAAGCAATGATGGTGGGGTGACATATTCAATGAACGGTTCGTTTGTAAGCAACTTTGGGGCGACCAGCGACTCCGATTATATCCACACCTATGCCGCTGGAAGCTTTGCCGGTGCCGTGAGAAAAGGAGTTTATAACGACATTGTTGATTATTGGGATATCAAGACAGCTAAGGGGGCACAGTTTGTAGTAAACAAAGCAAACGCTACAATCGTCGTGCTCGATACCGGAAATATAACATTGCAGCCGTCAACAGGAAGTGTTAAGATCGGCAGCGGGGTTGGTGGTACAAACACAGTTCCAACCATTGAGACACGGCAGGATTCCTTATGGATAAACGGCACCCTGTACGGTTACGGAACGTCCTTTGCAAACATAAGCGGATCGGGCACGGCAAATAGAGGTACCATGTTTACTGCGACTAATGAAATAGGTGATGCACCATTTACGGTATCGACAAACCTTGTAACATTCGATAGCAATTTTACGGCAAAAGGAAAAATAACTTCTAACGTTCTTACAGCCTTGAGGGCGGTAGTAACTGATCCGAGTAAGGGGCTTGTTTCTTCAGCTACAACATCTACCGAAATAGGATACGTGAGCGGGGTTACCTCATCTATACAAACGCAACTTGGAACGAAGTTGAATAATTCAAATTTTGATGATTCAATTGGACACTATATTACATCTGCAAATGTGGCCTGCTCGTTATTTTCAGGAACACGTTTTGTATCGGCCGGTACCGGGAAAATTGCCAGATCTGGAGCTATTTTTACGGTTAAACTACCAACATTATCAGGAATAATTGACGAGGATTCTACCGCTTACATTCGTTTGCCAAGTAGTGGTTTTTATGGCGCTGGTATTGGACAGTATTATACTGTTGATGTACTGCAGTCGTCTTCGGGACCAATGAAAGCGACGCTCTACCACGATGGCACCGTCAGTTCGTTTAAATTATCTGAAACACCAGACGCTTCAACCTTTTTTTCAGAGTATATTACATTATACGGAACATCTATAACATGGGGGACAAATTGAAATTATTAATTGTAGTTTTCGCACTGTTTATCTCGATTAACGGTACCAGGGTTCAGGAACGAAACATCGTTCGAACAGGTCATAAAGTAACTGCAACCGTTACCGAGTACGACGTCGGAACGTTTGCGAATGAGAAAAAATACGACGTGCCCGTAATCCAGAAGCGCGGCAAAATAACTCGCATAGACTGGAATAAACGGAAATGAAAAATATGATTGTTGTTTTACTATTATCGTTTGCCGCTACCGCACAGGTAACGCTCACCATCAACCTGACAGCAAATAAGGCAAGCAGGCTTTCGTCTGCAGTGTGCGGATTCCGACCTATTCCTCAGATTAATACTGGCACCGAAGAGAATCCGGTATGGGTGGACTCATGTACAGCGTTGCAGTGGTCAAGATTTGTTGTTATTGACGAATTGAGTAAAAAGGTTCGACGGTGGGAAGAAATGGAAGCGAAAAAAGCTGTAACTACTGAGGATTGGTAAATCAAAAGTGACCCCGGACCGATGCAGCAACCGGGGCCGAAATGCTGCGACGCTCAAAACAATGGGCATGGAATAAGAGGAGAAAGTGGAGATCATGAAGGAACTGGCAGAAATATTTAAAATGCTTGGTTCGTATGGCCCTCAGTACGTAATACTCGCATTTGTAATTTTCACGCTCTGGAAAAGCGGGGCGATGAAGGAGATGTTTTCGAGTCGTGCCTCTTTCGTTTCAAGATCCGATTCTAATGCACATATTAACGTCCTACAAAAATCATTGTCCGACGCCATAGAAACCCTTGAAAGCATACCGAAAAGATCAGAATTTGTATTGAGGGCCGATTGTCACGGAAACATTGAAGCTTTACAACGAGCAATATCTGAGACTAGGGCCGATCTGAAAGAGCATATAAACGGTGTTGATGAGAAAGTGAATATACTGTTGAAGGCGGCTATTAAATGAAAACAGCAATCGCCGGAATAATCATTGTGGTTACCTATGCAATACTATTACTGGTTGTCGCTATTTGCTCTCCGGGCTGCGTGATGATATCTCCCGGAGCATTGGCACCGGCAGTAATCCCTATGACGGTAGACACATGTACCCTTTTCCGGTCAGCTAACAGTGGCACCATAGTTGATTGGATTGTCCGCGAAAATGGAAAATGGCGCGTAACCTCAACCGATACACTGGAGGAATTCAAATGAATGCACTAAAAAAAACACTGGCAAAAACTCTGCTCCGTGAAGACGGTACAATCTCATGGTCTAAAGTCGGATCATGGCTCACTACCGCAGGAGGGGCGATAGTTGCCTTCCCCGCTGCAGCAGCAGGGGCAGGATTGACGATCTCTCTTCCTGGTTGGCTTACGACCGTCGGTTTTGCCATGGCCTTTGTCGGGCTTAAAATCGGTGCAGATGGACTTCGGAATGCAGTGGGGAAAAAATGAATAAGATTAACATGTGGGATGTAGCCTATTTCTTTCCTTATGTTGCACTTGCGGCGCGACACAAAGAAGATTCAGGCGACGGCGACGGCGACCGGTTCGACTACATCGATGACCTGGTTGAAAAGTGGCTCCCCAGTGCAGTAGTTACGAAGATGCCGATATCATCAAAGCTTGACTTTTCGTATTCGATCGAGCATGAAGGAAAACTGCTGATTGCCAACCTAGGGACCGAAGGAGGACTTTTTGAACCTGGTTGGGTTTCTGACTTTTCACCGCAGATCGAGCGGCCAGAATATTACGAGCTTGGGGGACACGTCGATTTTATCAAAGCGGGAGAACACGCTGCAAGGTTTTTTGCCGATAAAATAGACAAATACCGTGATGGTTTTTACATTATTGGACATTCGCGAAACCGAACTATTCCGGCTGCACGGTGGGCACTTCGTGAACTCGGGGCAATGCCTAAACGTGTTATACCATATTGCTCCCCACCGGTTTTCATTGCATCGGCAGCGGACGAATATGACAAATCCGTGCTTGGATCGGTTACTGTTCGGCCAGTTATGTACAACGATTTGGTTGACTCGGTAGGAATACCACTGCTGAAACACGTTGGAATTGAACTTAAGCTACCGAAGGTACGCTCCGAGGCCATACGTAAGCGCGGCTTGATTGGACGCCTTGTCATGGGCCATGCATATAGCTCAGTATTCGACGCGCTCTACGACTATTGTAAAGCGCGTCAAATGAAAGCGGAAATGAAATGGATTGATGACACTCGATGGGTGGCAAAAATATAACATTCAAATTTCTTCGTGAATGACGCCTAAGACAGCTTCGTTTTTTTTGATCTGCTCATCCATTTCAGAAATGATTCTTTCGATGGATGCAATGGCTTTTGCAATCTGGTTTAGTTCCTGCATCGTTTCCCCACTAAGTGATTTTAAAGTCTGCCTTATAACTTTTTTCTCTTATAATGTGGCTTTTTAGGATCGGTTGAAGAGTAACAAGCTTGACATTTTGCAGTTTTCATACAATTGTTTCCGCAATAAACACAGTTCCCGCAAAACCTCGGTGTGTTTATTGCTGAATACAAGTTTTGTTTTCTTCCGGTTATTTCAGCTTTTATCATAATTTGTACCTATCTATGATACCGTAAGAGGTTATTTCGTACCCTTGATTATTGCCATGGGTAGAAAAAGATATCTCAACACCAAGAATTTTAAGTGCGGTTTTCTTGTGTCGATAGAAACCGGCTTGAGAAATATTTACATGTAGTAATATTTCCGAAGTCGAAGACATCGGATTATGCCGCAAAAAGCGGATTATCTCTATAGTTTTATTCATCAACAATCTCCTGTTCTGTCGTTTCGGCGCACTTCCGGCACCAGTAATCGCCCGTGGTTGAGCCTGGCTTGTCCTGTCGGTAGTAAATTTTATCAGGTATTTCTTGACATTTCCGACACCTTACCAACTCTTTTGAATTATCCCATTCACAGGACAGCCAGCAATCAGTTGTGTTTTTCATTTTTCACTCCGGGATGATGAGTGTTTTTTTGTCTCTATGAGCGACGATTCGGTCACGGTCGAAGGTTGTTTCTACTTGACTGTTGACAGGTTTTTTCTTCACAGTACAGAATAAAAACAGGAAAATTATTATCAGAAAAAAAACTCCAGGAACTATGAAGGGAATCATAAATCGCTCCGTTCTGTGCCCGTTGCCGGGCTGGTTAGTTGTTACGCAATGATCATTACCGCCGTTTGTCCGTCATATACCGTTATTTCGCCGTTTTTGCGGTCGTCGGCGGACAACACGATCCGATCACCAACGGGGCCGGATATACGGCGCACAGCAACCCGGACCGAGTGTATGTCGGCTTGATTACGATCGTTAACACTGACCGAGGTCGTATCACCATTACCGTTTTTGTACTGGATTGCTCGTTTCATTTTTCCTCCTGTTTGGTTTGGTTTGTTCTGCTTGATCTTATAATATACACTATCGTAATATGATATTCAACAAAAAAAACAATTATTTTTATAAAAAATATCACCATAAAAATCAATGACTTACAGCTACAAAATAACTACCTTAAAAAAATAATCTTTTTTTTAATCGAGGATTAATACATATTGATAGTGTTGTTTCTCAAACCACAAAAAAACGGAGGTACTATGTCCACAGATCGAAAACCGCATCGGTATGCCGATATTTTCCCGATGCTGCCGGAAGCGGAACTGCAGGAGCTGGCCGAAGACATCAAAAAAAATGGCCTTCAAGAGCCGGTTGTCATTTATCAAAATGACATTCTTGACGGACGAAACCGGTATTCTGCCTGCAAGATTGCCGGTGTTATGCCGAAAATCAAGATATTCACCGGCACCGATGAAGAGGCGTTGCAGTTTGTCGCGTCTCACAATCTGCACCGGCGTCACTTGTCGGCAAGCCAGCGGGCGATGATCGCCGCAAGAATTTCCGATATGACTGTCGGGAAACCGGATGAAGAAAAAGCCGATCCTAACCCGACGACCACCGACCCGGCAACCCTGAAACCTCCGGCGAAGAAAAAAACATCTGTTAACGCCGCCGCAAAAAAAATGAACGTCTCCCCAGCATCTGTCAAGAAAGCAAAAAAGGTGCTCAAAATATCACCCGAAAAAGCAAAACAGATTGAATCAGGGGAAAAATCCCTTGACCAGGCTCACCAGGAGATACAAAAAGAAACCGGCAACACAACCGAAAGCGATCTTGCCGTAAAGCTCGGAAATACCGCAATTGCGACGCTCGGGCGCATCAAAACCGAGTTCCGAAAAGACATTTACGAGCGAGTGAAGATCTGGATTGATGCAAACGTTGAATTGTAACTCGCGGCCGTATCAGCAGCGCCGGGAAACCGGCGCGTTTAACCACACCTGGAGAATAATCATGCCTATAGTTTATAAAATGATAACCGGATCCACTATATCCGAACTTGCTACTACAATGAAAAGAAAACACCTCTCACAGCGGGAAGTTGCCGACGAAATTGACGTTTCCCGGCAGCTAATTTACAACTACATCTATAACCGAAGAATGCCGAAAGAAGTCTACGACAAAGCTGCTAAATTCGTCAACAATTTTACCGTTTAAAAACGACTATGCACATTGACGATTTTATCTCTCGATTAAAAACGAGGCGTAAGACAGCCACAGGCGCACAGTGCCATTGTCCAGCTCATAACGATGACAATGCCAGCCTGTCGGTTAGCATCGGCACAAACGGTAATATCGTTGTCAGGTGTCACGCTGGATGCAGCATTGACTCGGTAGTCTCTGCCATGGGGCTAAAATTATCTGATTTGTTTCAAACTGATTTACCATCAAAGAAAATTTACACAGGCACAGTAAAAAAATACACTCGCTTTCCATATTTCGATGCAAACGGCATTTATCAGTACGATAGCGTCAGAATTGATATTCCCGGAGAGAAAAAAACGTTCTGCATAATGGTGGGCGACAAAAAAGGATTCAACGGCGTAACGCCGATTATATATAATTTACATTTAATACAAGCTGCAATTACAAAATCAGAATTAATATTCCTACCAGAAGGCGAAAAGCACTGCGATTTTTTATACAAACGGTGGGGCATAACGGCAACCTGCAATCCGAACGGTGCCGGGAAATGGAAGGATGAATATTCTGAGTGTTTGACATGGGCGAACGTGGTAATATTACCCGATAACGACGCACCGGGAAGGGAACACTCGATTAAAGTTGCGGAAAGTTTGAAAAACTGCACAAAAACACTACGCATTTTAGAGCTGCCAGACCTCCCGGAAAAAGGAGATATTGAAGAGTGGGTTGCAGCCGGCGGAACAAAAGAAAAACTTATCGAACTCGCTGCCTCCGCACCGCTGTATGAGACTGTCAAAAAAAATGACAAAATAGAATTTTATTATGATTCAGGACGAAAAGAATATCTTTACAAAAATAAAAGGAAATGGCTTCTTCTTGATGAAGGTAAATTTAAAATGAACCTGATCGATCTCGGATATAAAAAGACAAAGCCAAGGCTTGAAAAAATGTCTGAGGTTGAATTTAAAATACTCGATATAAGAGAAAACCACGACGTTGATTATGTCGGTGGTCTTGCCGGATACAAGGCGGGATTTTATCAGCTCGGTGACCAGCGTTTATTGATTACTCATGGGCCAAAAATAATATATTCTAAACCGGGTAACTGTGATTTGGTAATGCAGATAATTGATAATTTACTCAATGATGAAGAGGATGAAACCGGTAAGCAACTTCATTATTTTTTGTGTTGGTTGAAAATTGCGTATGAATCTCTTGTAAACGGAGATTTCAGGCCGGGACAGGTTATTGTTTTAGCCGGTCCTGCCGGTTGCGGAAAATCATTGCTACAGAAAATAATTACCGAAATGCTCGGGGGACGATCAGCAAGGCCATATAAGTACATGACAGAGCAGACAGAGTTTAACGGCGATCTTTTTAGTGCTGAACATTTGCCGATTGAAGATGAAATGCCAAGTACTGACATCCGCAGTCGTCGGGCATTCGGATCCAAAATAAAGGAAATGGCGGCAAATGAGGGAATCAAATGTAGGGCCATGCACCGAGAAGGAATTGAATTAAAGCCTTTTTGGCGAGTGTCAATTTCAGTCAATGACGAACCTGAAAACCTGTTGACACTACCACCAATTGACGAAAGTCTCGAAGCAAAAATGATAATATTGAGGGCGTTTAAAAAACCTATGCCGATGCCAACTGCAAAAACAGAAGACAGAAAAAAATTTTGGAATACTATTTTGAGTCAACTACCGGCATTCGCTCATTTTTTGACAACGTCGATAATACCTGAAGACATGGTTGACCAGCGTTATGGAGTAGGGTTTTATCACAATCGATATATTCTAAATGAGATAAACCAGCTATCTCCCGAAAAACGACTGCTTGACCTGATCGATATGGGGTTGTTTGCCAAAGATGAAATGTCAATTGTAAATGAATACGAGCTTTCGGCTCATGAGCTTGAAAGTAAGCTGCACGAAAACAGCAAGACGCACAATGAGACCGGGAAACTGTTGACATGGACGACAACTTGCGGGACGTATCTCGGAAGATTGGCAAAGAAATATCCAGATCGGGTGAAAGCTGCAAGAGACGGGAAAGATCGGGTTTGGATTATCAAGCGAGGAGAGTGATTAAATGTACACAAAGATTCAAGTCAACCAACCTTCTCTATGCTGTAATTCGTTTTATCGAACTGCAAACGATGCAAATATACAGCGGTGCAATCTGTGTGGGGAGGTATGTCCGACTTGTTTTGATTCGCCTGATAAGACGTTTACAAAAGGTCAAACTGGAAAAACGTGGAGTAAGAAAAAACATCGGTACTTGAAACATGGGGAGGTGTGAATATGTCAATTTGTAAACACTGCGGAGGAAGCCCGACACATTACGGAATGGCTCCGCATTCACACGATATAAAAAAAACAGGGTCAATAATTGGAAGCACTGTTATTGATCCCAAAAAAAACTGGCCTAACAACTTTTGGGAAGACCCTGAAGCTCCCGGTTGCGGAGTATGGACATGTGAGAAATGTAACGGAACAGGTCAAGATCATGAGGCCTTAAAAAAACCGTATTCTGACGATGAATGCCGACACGACAAACGGTTTGAACGCCTCGGATTATTGACTTGTCAAGATTGCGGATGGGTGTATAATGAAAATACGTTATCATGGGAACCAAACCGAGATAATAATGACTGAATACAAATACATTTACTCATGGGGGAACAACGAAAAACGTAAATTTATGAAAAACCGAAGATGCGCCATGCTTGCCCGCGGTACAATGAACTCATGCATGATCGAATTTGAAAACGGTCAGCGTGAAATCGTTTCACGTAATTCTATTCGGAAAACAAAATGAACATAACCCCCTGGCCACACCAGCTAAAAGGCCTTGACGATATCTACAGCGCGTACCGCTCAGGATTCTGGGCCCCGATATACGTTCTTCCGACCGGAGGCGGAAAAACCGGAGTGATTGGCCTGGTTACCGAAAAAGTCATCCAGAAAAACGGCAAGGTTTTGGTGCTCACCCACAAAGCAAATATCAAGTCTCAGATATCAAAACACTTTACTCGTATCGGAATCGACCACGGAATTATTGACCCTGATCATGCCATGACCGGTGACCGGATACAGGTAGCTTCAGTGTTCACCGCTGTAAACAGGCTTGACAGAATACAGAAGCCGAATATAATAATCATTGATGAGGCGCACCATACCACGGCTACAACCTGGATGAAAATAATAAATCATTTTTCCGGTTCTTACGTTCTTGGAATGACCGCTACCGCCTGCCGGTACGACGGGAAGCCGCTCGGGCGTAAACATGGAGGGGCGTTTGATACCATCGTTTACGGGCCGGATTATAAATACCTTACCCAAAACGGGTTTCTTACCCCGTCATGTTTATACGCTCCGGGTGCGCCGGTCGATATGTCCGACGTACCTCTTGTCGGCGGCGATTACAACCGGGAGAAAGCTGCATCCAAAATCGATAAACCGGTGATTACCGGATGTGCAATAGAACACTATCTAAAACTGTGCCCGAATGAACCGGCAATTGCATTTTGCCAAACCGTGAAACACGCCGAACACGTAGCGCAGCAATTCAACGAGGCGGGGATCCCGAGTTCTACTGTTGATGGAAAAATGCAGGAATCCATGATATCCCACCGAATAGATGCTCTGGCAAGCGGAAAAATTAAAATGCTTGCATCATGCGAATTGATCAGCGAAGGAACAGACGTACCGGTAGTATCTGATATTATTATGCTTCGGCGCACGATGTCTCTTTCGAGGTACAAACAAATGGGCGGCAGGGGGCTCCGGGCGGCACCACAGATCGGCAAAACCAGATGTGTGATACAAGATCACGTCGGGAACAGTTTCGACCGCTTCGGGCGCAAGGTGCATGGTTTTGTTGATGACGATGTTGAATACAGTCTCGACGGAGAAGTTCGCAGCAAGAAAAATACTGACGAGGAAAAGGTTCCATCCGGGCGCCGGTGCAGTGGATGTTTTGCCATGTATCCGGCGTATCTGTCGAAGTGCCCGGAGTGCGGAAAAGAGTATTTTACAATTGATAAAAAAATAGAAGTGGTTTCCGGTGAGTTGAAACTGATTACCGGAAACGAGATTGAAGACTACAAGAAAATAAAGCGTATGGAAGTCGGACAAGCGAATACATTTGATGAATTACGGGCAATTGCTTCACGCAGGGGATACGATCAAGCGTGGGCGCATCGGATGTGGAATTTAAAAAAGCAGAGGAGGCGGTATGGCTAAAAACAATCTCGATAAAGCAGCGGTACGAGAACTGCGAAAGTGTCCGAAATGTGAAGTTAAGATGGAGGAGAAAAAATGAAGGCTCTGAGCATACGGCAGCCGTGGGCGTGGGCAATATTACATGCTGGAAAGGATATTGAAAATAGAACGTGGTACACAAATTTTAGAGGTGTAATCTTAATTCACGCTGGAAAGAAGGTTGACAAAGAAGGCATTGAATTCATTGAATACCAAACCGGCATCTTATTAAGTAAGGAAATGTTAATTACCGGTGGAATTATCGGAAGTGTTGAAATTGTGGATTGTGTAACGTCAAGCAAAAGTAAATGGTTTTTGGGGAAACACGGTTTTGCTTTGAGAAACCCTATATCGCTGCCGTTTATCCAATACAAAGGCCAACTTGGTTTTTTTGAAACTGGAATCAAAATAGAAAACATACCAGAAAATCCAGTTTAAAAAGTCTTCGACAAACTTGACAGCGGAGTTTACGACAAAACCAACAGACCGATAAAAATAGAACATCTTGACCTTTTCGAGGAAATAAAATAATGGGCCACAAAGAAACACCTCTAATGAAAAAATGCCTTCTTAAAATAGGCCGTCTCCCCGGAATACGAATTTTCCGTAACAACGTCGGGATGGGATACCAGGGTAAAGCAGAATTTTTCAAAAATCCGATCCGTGTACTAATTACTAATTTCCGAATGATAAAATTTGGCTTACTTGTAGGAAGCGGGGACTACATCGGGTGGAAATCTGTGGTCGTAACGCCGGAAATGGTCGGCAAAAAAGTGGCGGTGTTTTTGTCGGTTGAAATAAAATCCGAGGACGGAAAACGATCTGAAGAGCAGGAAAATTGGTCGGCTATTGTACGATATTCCGGTGGTATCGCCGTTTTTATTGATGATCTGGAAAATATTAAAATTTAATTAAAAAAAAGATTGTTTTTTTGTAGGTTTGGTTATATATTGATTGAGAACTGAAAAAAAAGTTTTTGTTAACGATATACCCAATGGCGATGATATAGCCTAAGTGGTGTGAGGTGATGCCGGTATCTGGTCGCGACTGTTTACCGGCTACATCCTCGCTTTAAACGAACAAAACTGGAGAAACCATGAAAACAAACACTGAAAAACTTCTTGACATGCTCAATGTGTCAAGCGAAACAATGGTATCAAAAGGCCAGTTGATCAACATTGCCATGCATTTCAAACATCAAAACGACATCATTAAAAATCTGGTGTCAGAATTGACATTTGATCTGTTCAAGGAAAATCCGACACACTCGAGGTTCGCAGAGTTTACCGAAGCTGACCGGAACCGGTTGCGTACTCTGAAGTTCGGCGGGAAAATTACTACCAATGGATAATATTATCTCCATCCGAGCGTCAATGCTACCGTCCGCAGCCGACTGTATGCGTCGAGCCGCTGCCGCTCAGTTTAAAACCGAGATAACAGCAGCCGGTTACCGACTTCGCGAACGCCGCCCGGTTATCGGCGGTATAGTCGGAACCGGAACCCACAAGGGCACTGAATTTACAATCGAAACCTACATTAAAACCGGGAATCATGCCAAAATTTCCGACTGTGTTGAAATCGGAATCGAGAGTATAAAGTCCGAAATAATTTCCGGTACTATTTGGGATCAAACAACCCCGTCGAAAAACGATGCCGAGCAGCAATGCAAACAAATGATAAACGCATACTGCGTGATGATCGCTCCGAACATTAAACCGGTTGCAGTCCCGGAAAAATACCGTCAGGCAAAAATTGCCGACGATGTTTTGTTTACCGGCAGTACCGATATCGAGACAATAGAAAATGATATTCGCGATGTGAAGACCGGGTACACTATTAAACCATTTCAGGCACAGCAAGGCGGGTATTCATTACTGCGTAAAGCGTCGCTTAAATCAGAAACGAACCAGCTAATATTGGATTTTTTGCCGAGAACTTCGGTTAAAAAAACGTTTCCCGGACCGACAACCGTTGAATATAACGTCAAGTTGTGCGAACGTATGGCATATGATGTCATTTTGAGAATCGCCGCAGCGGTTCGTAAATTCAGGAAAACCGGAAGTTCGTTTGCGTTTCCGTGTAATCCTATGTCAATTTTATGCGGGGAAAAATATTGTACTGCGTTTGGAACTGAGTTCTGTAAACTATAAACCCACAGGAGTAACTATGGAAACCTCACTGTCAATCAAAAACCTGGTTCCGGCTCTTCTTGAGTTCGGGAAAATCAAAATCGGCAACAAGGGTAAATTGATTCGGGACCAATTCCGAATGCCGCAGAAGCTTGACCATTTTCTTATCACGACAACCGAGAAAGACGATCAGGATAATTTTATCCTCGATGATGAACTGATGGGCAAGGTTAAAGTTTATAACAAAACCGAGAAAATAACCTCGATTCCGATTGTTCTGCTCTACAACGATATCGACATGAACTTCATTTCGCGGTATGTCTGCTACCGGGGTGCAACCAGATGGTGCAGCGGTGACGGCGTGACGGCTTTCTGGGTGGGAGCAAAAAACGTTCTTGAGCAGCGCGAGTGTCCGTGTGAACGGTGTGCCTCTGATTATCCCGGCGAAGACGGCAAGGGCAAAGGCAAGTGTAAGGCCTCTGGTTGTCTCTCTGTGCTTATTCAAGGCGCGGAAGTCGTCGGAGGCGTGTGGAAGTATCGCACTACCGGATACAACAGTGTACGGGCCATTACTGCAAGCCTGCTGTTGATTAAAAACCAGACAGGCGGGCTTCTTGCCGGGTTGCCGCTGGAAATGATCGTCAGGCCTAAAAAAACGACCAGCCCGACAGACGGAAAACCTGTTACTATTTACATTGTGACGTTGATTTATCGCGGATCTCCGGCAACACTCCGTGAAGTTGCTTATCAGATCGCAACTGAGGACACAAAACACCGGTTGAAACTCGGTGATGTTGAGCAGGAGGTAAGAAAAATGCTCACGACTTCGGTTGATGAGGAAATTGTCGGCGGCGATGAAGTAGAACACGCAGAGGAGTTTTACCCGGAGGATGTGATACAGGAAACTGACAAAAACGAAATTCGCGAACCAGAACCGGAACTGCCAAAGCGTACCAGGTCGAAGAAAAAAACCGCTGCGGTTAATCTTGATCCGGTGATCGAACCTCCGGTCGAAGAAATTATAGTTGAGGACGAAACGGTTCAAGCTGATAACGTGATCGAGCCTCCGGTTGGTGAAGACGAAGACTTTGATTTGTTTGGAGATTAATTATGTGTGCCACACAGGGAGTTGGTATCTCTTCCAGCCGTTGCGCTTACCATCGAATGGTAAAAACAAAACGATACCAGGGGGCGGTTGTGCTCCCTGTGTGGCGCATTTTTAACCTACCAACCACCAGAGGACAAAATGGATGATAATGAAAAGATAGAAAAAACCGAGGTTGTTGGTTTTTACGGCCCTACATTTAAATGTGATGTTTGTGGAAATACCCATGATGTAATAACTCTTTCAGCACCTGAGTCAAGAAGGTCTTTTCAAATTTGTTTTGATTGTTTTAAGGCTGGTGTTACGTATATAACTGAATGAGAACTATATGACTACCGCAATAAATTACAACTTCATAAACCACATTGTAAAAATAAAATGTATAATATGTGGTGATTTTTTCGAGCCCGACAAAATCAAAGAAATCAAAGTGGTTTGTTGTAGCTGTAAAGAAAAAAAACAAACCGGGCGGTCTGTCGATGAAAAGATTGAAAAAAAACGTCTATACCAAAAAGAATATATGAAAAATTATTACAGAAAAAAAAGGAGTGCAAATGTGTAAAGCAGCATCTTTTATAGTAACGCAAAACGATGTTTTATTTTCTGAAGTGTCTGATTCTCACGAAGATATTATTTCAGAAAATAAACTCGATGACAGAGATGTGAATTTTGTCAGGGTTGAAATATCTCCTTATAATGATAGGTATAATTTTCTTTTTGACAAGTGGAAGTTTAAAACAGATCAAAAAGAAGTCCCGGAGTGGTATAACGCAGAAAATGCCGAAAATGCCTGTCGTGAAGCGTTAAAACAGTGGGCTAAACACCACATTTTTTGCGAAGACACAGAACACGACTTGAAAGACATTGTCCGTCCTTCTTTGATATTTTTATCAGGAAACCATATTGTTAAAAACTTGCAGGGCGGGGATGTGCATGGGTGCGACTCATCAACGGTGAACTCCTCCGGGCAGCA